GCTTTTGCTTCTTGTTCAATGACTTTACGCTGTTCAGCTACTTCTTGAGTTTTTTTAGTGTAGTCAGAGCCAAGTTGATAAGATTTTTTAAGTTCATCAAGGGTAACTTCTTTTTCTTCACCTGCTGCTTTTATGGTGAAAGTTTGTTCTTCCTCAACTACTTCTTCATCTTCTTCAATCTCGGATTCATCTTCTGCTTCTGCTTCAACTTCAAGTTCTTCAACTTCTTCAACTTCTTCAAGTTCTTCAGTTTCTGGTTCAGCTTCAGCTTCAGCTTCAGTTTCTTCTACTTCTGCTTCTTGTGTATCTTCTTCCTTTTCAGCTGGTTGCTCGTTAGAGCCATCTGGTGTGGATAACATACCCTCAAATGCAGATGTTGCTTCGTCTACTGATAGAGGTAAATTATTGTTTCCACTTTCTACTGGTGTAGAAGTCGTGGTATCTTCACTCATTTTATTTCCTTATGCCATCTAGGTGTGGCGTTCCCATATAGGCAAAATGCCTATAATATTGTCCATGATTTATCCTTAATCTTGTCGCTATCGACTACAGATTGAAGTCTAGTCATCATGCTATCTATTGCCTTAATCCTTTGATAAGCTCTTTCTCTTGTAGCTACATCTTCTGGATTGGAATTTTCTATATCTGCGTAACACTCTTTAATCATATCTTGTACTTCATCAATAAATGATTGAGTATTTAATACGCTTTTTATTTCAGCTTGTTTATCCATTTAACCTGCTATACTTTTAATTTTATCTAATGCGTTAATTAATTCTTTAGATTCATTTATCTTATTTGAATCATTATCATTTTCTGCTTTTTGTGCAAATTCTAATTCTTTAAGAGCCATTTCTTTTTCAAACTCCACTCTTTCTTGTTGAAGCTCCAACATTTCTTTTTGCATCTTCAATTCTGTTTTTTCTTTTTCTAATTCTAATTTAGCCATATCAGATTGCATTTTCATTTGAGCTTTTTCTCTTTCTACTTCTGCAAGTATAGCTGCTGCTTTAGTATTAGAATCTTCTTCTTTAGGAGTTTGTGCAGCTTGTTGAGCTAATTGCATAGCTTGTTCTTCTGACACTTCCATAAGAAAAGCAGAATCATCTTTAAACCCTGCCATGTTCACAAATTTAGCTAATGTATCTCTATATTGTTTAAGATTAACTAATGGATTATTTAAACCATAACCTTTAATTATTTCTTCTTGTTTAGCAAGTATCATTTGCATAGTAGCTAACTGTTCTTGTTTACCACCTGTACCTAAACCAACATTAACTGTTACATTGTATTCTGTATTCCATTCTCTAGGATTCATTGGAATAAATTTATTATTAATTTTTATTATTCTTTCTTTGTTTTGATATTTACAAACCAAAGCCAAAATACCTTTAAATAAATTTGTAACTCCTGTATCTGCAAAAATACGAGCTATTAATTCTAATTTACCTTGTGATGCAGAAGTCATTGCTGATACTGCTGTAGCAGTTACATTTTGTAATATGTTAGGGTCTAGTCCTTGTTGAGAATCTGATACACCACTTCTTTTAGCTTGTACACTATCTAAATACTCAAGCATAGGAAATGATTGTGCAGCACTAGATTGAACAGTCATAGGAACTAAAGCATTTGGATTCTTAATTCTTACAACACCACCTGCTGTAGAAGTTAATAAATCATCTAAATTAACTTGTCCTTCAACTGCACCTACTCTGTAATTATTAGTTAGGTATAGATTATCTAACATTTGTCTTGTAACTGTAGACTTAATTAATTGTAAGTCTATAGCTCTATCTGCTAATGATTGACCAAAAAATTTATGAGGAATTGGAATAGGACATACACTATAAAAAGGAACATAATCACATTCTTCATTCATTAATACTTTATTGTCTGCATAACAAACTCTATGTAATTCTGCTATTCCATCTTTATCTAAATCTGTTTTTACATAACACTCATAATACTCAACCAATTCCATTGATTGGTCATCTCCATCATTTAGATTCATTGGTTGCTCACCTGAACCAAATCTTGCTACTCTTTCTGGAGTATATTCTAATGTATCGCCAGTAGATAATTCTGAAACCATTTCTGGGTCATATCCCATAGCAATTAAATCAGAACGAGTTACTAAACTTCTTTGTGCTACAAAAGTAGCATCTTCTATAGTAGTAGCTCTTTTATCAATTAAAAATTCTTCTGGAGCAACATTTTCTATTTTAACTTTAGAAAAATCTTTTGTTCGTTTGCATTTTACATTGTAATAAACATTTACAATCGGTGGCACTTCCATCATTACAGGCTCACCTAATTCATTAATCATAGGTTGTCCCATTTCATCAACTGCTGGTTGTGGCTCTTGTTCTATAACTTCTTCTACTTCTTCTTGCTCAACGATTTCTATTTCTTCGTCTTGCATAAGCATTGTTAATTCATCTTCTGTCAGGTTCTGGTACTTCTCTTTAGTAGTATCTTTTTTATCATCCCAATATGCTTTTAATACACCCACTTTCTGAAGTAATCCATCTTTAAACCAATCGTGCATTAGTTCAAATCCGTTATTATCTTTATAGAAAATATGATTTACATACTGTGTGATTTGTTCTGCTAAAGAAGCATCTCCTTCATTTGAAGGCATAAATTCTACAGCTTTAGAAGTGCTAGTAAATACTTTCATTACTTGAGGTAATGCACCATCTACCACCTCTGCTACTTCACCAGTTACTATTTGTGAACGACCTTCAACTTCATTTCCATAAGGCTCACGAAGATAATATTCTAATGCTATTCTTCTATCTTGAGAAGTTTCTGTTTCTATAAATCCTAGAGAATCACTAATATGTGATTCAATTAGATTGCTAAATTCTTGATTTTTGTCATCATTTGAATTTATTTTTTCTTTATCGTATGCCATTTATACTATCCATGTGGTGTTTATCTCAAGTGGTTTAGACCATGCTTCCATAGGTGATTCATCCATGCCTACTGCTAAATAACGAAAAGCATCACTTGCATGGGATGCCCAGTCATGAAGTGGTCTGTCATGAAATACATTTCTTTTTTCATCAAATACTCTACGATAATTGCGTAGTGCATCTAATCCCTGTTTTGTTTTATCTTTATCAAACCAACAGCGTGGTAATATTTTCCTAGCTGCAGCTATACCATCCATTACAGTTAATTTAGTTGCTATTGTAATATTTAATCCTGCTTCTTCTAACATTTCTTTTCTTGATTTACCTGTGCCTAATTCTCGCACAGCTACATCATGAGGTAATATATGTGTAGCATACATATAATCATGCTCTCGTAGCCAATTAACATAGTAATCAAGACCTACACCATGATTTTCTACAAAATCTATAAGCCTTATTTCTTTGTTTACTACTTGTGCTACCCAAATACTCGTGGAATCAGAAATTCCTAAATCCCATCCTGTGTATGTTCTAGCTAATTCGTCTTTAGGTATATCTATAATATGTTGTTGTTCATCTAAATCATTAATAATAGATGAATAATAAGCTCCTTCTACAGGAGCATTAAAGCTACATTCAAATTCTTGTTGGTACTTATCTTCACCCATTTCAGATTTTGCTGCAATAAGCTCATCTTTATCTAAAATTTTAGTATCAGATGATTTAAACTCTAATAATTCCCAACCATCACTATTTAATCCCCTATCTCGTAGGTCTTTAAAGTGGTTTTGACCTTTGGGTGTTCCCATTGCTACGCAGTAGCCAAGTCTATCTGCTAATGCAGGTCTAACAATTTCTGTAAATAATGTAGGATTAATGTTTCCAATTTCATCTAAAACACATCCATCTAGGTAGATTCCACGCAGACTATCAGGATTATCTGCACCATATAAATTAATACGCCTACCCATAAAGTCTACACGAAGTTCAGCAATATTAGCTTTAGCATCTAAAGGTCGTGTATATTCCAATAAATAATCCCAAGCTATTCGTTTAGCTTGATTATATGTTGGAGCTACATAAGCAAATCTAGGATTAGGCTTATCACAGTTTAATGCACTATGTATTAATTGATTAATAGCACAGACTGTTTTACCCATTCTTCTATGAGCTACTACTACACTAAAACGATTAGCTTTAACCATTTGGTGTATTTCTTTTTGTGGAACTCTAGGCTTATACCCTGTTGTTATTTCTTTTTTCATATTTTGTAACTCTCTTATGAGGTCGTTACTTTATTTAAACACAATCTTGCAAAGTTTCAAACCATTTTCTTAATTTTTCTTTTTCTTCTTCTTCTTCTTTTTGTTTTATTGGTTCAAGTTCGTCAGACATTACGCTTTCTCACATCTTTGTATGCGTAAACATCCTAAATCAATTATAAAATAATTAAATTTACTTGTACGATTATCTTCATAATATGGGTCTACTTTATTAGCTTCGTACCACTCTACCCCAAAATGACATCCTACAAATAAATGACATGACCACATATTAGTTCCCATAATTTTTTAAATTGTTGTAATAAGTTTCATTAGTATTATTTATTCCAATTTGTCTTAAAAATTCTCTATCCCTTGCAGATAAATCTTCATTAGTAGGACCAGGTGCATCTGCATAATGGTCTACATAAGGGTTTCTTTTTCTTTGGATTACATCTATCATTTCTTGTAATGTTATATTTTCTCTGTCAGATACATTTCCTATTCCTCTTTGCAACTGTTGGAATCTTGCTACTTCTGCATCAGATAATATCCCCATTCCAGATGCCCCTTTGTGTTGCAATGCTCTCATTTCTCTAATAGCTGCATTATACTCCATATTTTTACGCACCGTCTCTTCTCTAGTAGTAGGTGAATATTCTCTCATATACTCTAATGGATTAGCTTTAAACATTTGCATTTCTTGATTAGATACATTCCCTACACCACCAATAGGTGCATTTAAAGCATTATTACGCATATTCGCATTGATAAGTGCATCACGCAAAGATTCAATTTTTGGATTGTTCTGTGCATCACGCAAAGCCTTAATTTGATTTTCACGACTTATTTGAGCTGCATTTACTTCACTTAAACCATCATTACGCAGGTTCATAAGCTCTTGCATATAACCTCTATTTTGTTCTTCGTATTGTTTTAACATTATTTCTGATAGTGTTGGCATAATATAATTCCTTTAATTTAAAGTTGTATATACATTGTATAGAGGGTGTATATACAGCGACTATACTAGATAAGATAAGATAATATAATATAAAATAAAAATTTTGGTACTGGGGTTTGTTAATCTATTCCTGTTACTACTTTGATATTAATAGGTGCACCCCCTTCGCCTGTTAATTCTGTAGTATGTTTTTCACTCCAACCTGCTCTAGTTTTTAACCAAAACAGCATAGAAGCAGTATCACCTTGTTTAGCTTTCTCATATAATGTACCAGCTACGGCAGCATTAGCTTCTATTCTTCCTTTATCTAATTCTTTACGATAATACTTGGTTAGCGTATCTTCAGAGAAACCTAACAATAGAGCAATATCTTCATGCCTAGTACCTACTTTAGATAATTCATAAACATCATTCTGGGTAGTCGCTAAAATAAGATGTCGGGGTCTTCCTCTTTTGCGTTGCTCATTTTTTAAGCACTTTTTCTGTGGCTCAATGGTAGCAAGGGATTCAGAGGACTTCACTTCTTTGCCTGTGGATAACTTTGTGGATAGTTCTTCTTGCGTACCTTCTAACTCATTGATATTATTAGGTTTATTATTCATGCGTTTAAACTCTCTCTTATTTGCTTGTGGATAACTCTGTTTTATATGTGGATTAATTATAAGTGACATACAAGCTGTCATACAATCAAACAAAGTGACATACAAGTTTTTAACCAATTTTAAGCCTGTTTAAGCTCTTATATTTTTATTTAAAGGGTAAGGCTAGGATAATACATAAAGTCTTTACAGTGAGCCTTGTAGATACTCTCACGGCTATTTATATATTAAAGCCCTTTATAATACCGTTAATATATCCTAAACCCTCATAAAGCATTGTTTTAAAGCCATGTTAAGCCGTTCTATATTTTTGTAACATATCCCATTAAATAGTAATTAAATGCTTACTATGGGCTTATAAATAGTGTTAATTTAGATTGTCAATGGGAAGGCTTGTATTCAATAGGTATAGAATTATACTCTTTTTTTAAATAGCTATCAACTGAACTCTGTTTAAACTGACCAAAAAAAAGCCCTAATAAAAGGGCTTAATTTTTTCAATCTGAATCTGATTATTAAAAGTTTTTCATGTAATCATGAGATTCTTTAATGGCTTCATTCATATCCTCATTGGTTAAATTATAATCAAACATAATAGTTTCATAATGTTTATTATTTTTTAATATTCTATCTGACGATACATCTTCCCTGCCATAGTCTCTTATATCAATCATGATATTTTCATGAGCAGTTAAGAACTGCATAACTTCTAACTGCACAGGATTGACATTGGCTACTGATAAAAAGTCTTCCCAGCTATCAATCCCTTTTTCTTCCATTTTATCAAAAAACCCTTGATACTTTCCAACTCCTTCATAATAACTCATAACATATCCTCCTTTTAAAATAGGGAGCGTTTAAACGCTCCCTGATTAATTAAACAATTATTAAACTATCGTTTCCACAGCAAAGACATTTTTTGGAAGTCATTAACAATATATTTTTATTGCTAGTCCTGAATGACCATTCGCAATCTTCACATTCAACCTTTAGATTTCTAGTCGATTGTTTTTTTTGATTGCTGATTGATATTTCAGCGTGTGGATATTCGCATTCAATTTCTTTAATCCATTTTTTAATTTGGATTATTAATTCCTTACTTGCTTCTGTCGATGTCATAGAATTTTTCACGCCTTTAATTTTAGTTCCTTCTAATCCAACGCTTAAAGCTATAGCTTTAAATTCCTTTCCATGGGGTTTCACATTTAAATGACCTTTATCATCATGATGTAAATGAGTTTGAATACTGTGACACATTTCATGAATCAGAACTTCAACGGCTTTAATACTATCTGACACTGAAGGGTGTATCATCATTTCATGAAATCCTTTATCAGATACGCAAGGATTATAATGAACACCGATGGCATTTTTTAATTTGCTACCCCTTGAACCTTGAATGAATGAACATGAAACTTTTAATTTTTCCCTAATATCTGAAATCTTAAATCCTGCTTCATCAAAAATTAAAACGGCTTTATCTATCATAAGATTTAACCATGTTTCCCTGTTCATTCCATTTATTGTGTTTTTCATTTTACTACTCCTTTTTAAAGTTAATTTAATATTGCTTCTCTGTGTTGCTGTAATGTATTTTAATGATATTTTTTACTTTGTCAACAGTTTAAACAGAGTTAATTTACATATATTTAATATACCCTATATCCCTTTGTTTATAAGGCTCACAGCATGGCTTTCAGAATGGCTCTCTATGAGCTTTTTTGTCAACCTTTAATGCTATCCTATCAGTTAATGACAATATTAATTGACGGTCTTTGTAGATGGCTTCACATTGATTTTGCCGTTTTACTTAACATCTGCTTAATTTTTAAGCATAATACTTGATTAAATTAATCAAGTATTTTAAATTTAACATTTGCTTAATTTTTAAGCACCTGTGGATAACTTTTACTTTTTTTATCCACAGTGAATCCACAGCGTTTAAACTGTCTAAAAAAATAAAAAATAAAATAAAAAAATAACAGCGTTTAAACAAAGAAAAAAAATAAGAGAAAAAAAATAAGAGAAAAAAAATAAGAGAAAAAAAATAAGAGAAAAAATAGACAAAAAAAAACCCTACAGCGTGAACTGTAGGGCTTGAGATAATAGATTATTCAGGTCTTTTTTTGTTGCGAAAAATTCTATCAACATTATTATGATAATTTTCTTGATATGCATCAGATGATTTAAAAATCTCATTTTCCGATAAATCAGGAAAAGAAACACTACTCGGATTTAAATCAGTTAAAATTATAGTTCCTTTTTTGATAGCCTTTTTAATTTCAGGCGTGGTCATATCTAAAAACATATTACGATATTTCGAGGTCGTTCTAGAGTAATCCCAATATTTAGAATCTAATCTAATTAAATCATGCCTAGTTAAATCAACCCTAGCAATTATTGAACCATAAGATTGAAAATAAACATATCCGTTAGTATCTCTAAATGTAAATTGATTTGGAACTAGGTTTCCTTTACTGCTTTTCATGTTTTGAACTTTCATGTTTAAACGCTCCTTTTTTAAATTTATATTCTATAAAGATGTACTGTGTCATCTTTAGCCCTACCGTTAGCCGTTAATGATACAGGCTCTTTACTTTTATCATAAGCATATATAGTATGCCAATAAGGGTTAAAGAGTTTTACTCCACTAGCACCCATTATAAATTGTGGAATAAGTTTTTTACTAATAATCCTATTTTTAGCTTTCATGTTTAAACGCTCCTTTTTAATATTAAATAAATAGTACAATTCACATACTACTATATTAAGAATAAATGTCAAGCATTATTTAAAATTATTTTTTAATTTATAAAATATAGGTATAAACAAAAGACCAATAATGCAACCTATAAATGTACCAAATGCCAATGACATATTTAATGAAGCAAAGCCACCTAAAAAATCAGAAACTGCGTTTCCTATACCAGCTCCTATTACAGCACCTAAACCAACTTGGAATTTTTTAGGTAGGTACTGCTCTACTCCTAAACCAAAGAAAGCACCTATTAGCATTATGCCATTATCAACAATCCCAAATAAAATATAATCAAACATCTTCTTTACCCCCCCATTTATAATATGTTACTTTTTAATTGTTTTCCATCATCAAATAAAATACGGCTTAAATTTTCAACCACATGAAAAGCCATATCCATTCCAGAACCTTTAACCCTAACTGCATGGTATCTATCATTAAATGGATATTCTAAAACTTTAGCTATTTGATAAGACAAATCTATGGTTTCAAGTTCTGTTACAGTATCTGCACTGTTGATTAATTTAAAAGATATATTTCTACTCATACCACTATTAGAAACATATCTAATAATAGAATGTAAGGTCATACCTTTTTTAATATAAGATTTTAAAAATTCTATTGCTTCTTCTTTTTCTATTTGTTTATAATTCATGTTTAAACCCCTTTTATATTATATAAAGATGATGATAAAATTAAGTTTCTACTAATATTGTACATATCCGAAACTTTCCATTCTGCCATTAATGATGATTTTGCCTTTATATATTCTACATCTACAAAAACACTATCAACATTTTTTTTAAAAACTATTCTAAATAATCCTTCCATGTTTAAACTCCTTTTTATAATTTAACTTCTTTTCTTTTTGCTACTCTTTTATAATAACTGAAATATTTTATATGTCAACCTTTATTGATTTAAATTACTTATCATTAATTATTATGTTTAAACAAACTTTTTAGATAAAAAAATAGAGGGCGTTTAAACCCTCTAATAAAATCATTAGCTTAAAAAGGAGTACCAAAAAACCAATAATTTTTAAAAAAATAATTAAAATAAAAATAATTCATAAAAAATAATTGTAAAAATAATCCCTATGAAAAAAAATAAAATACAACAATTCCTTTTTTTTCTTTTTGTAGTAATAAAACTATCCCATTCTGATTTCATAAAAAAAATTCCTTATAAATATTTATAAAAATTTGACCATTCATTATACAATTTATCTAAACCTAAAATATCCCATAAACTAGATGAGCCATCAGAAATTCTGTTTTCTTTTTCTGATAGTTCAGTCCATAAAAGATATTTTCCTTCAAATGTATCAAAATCTACATAATAATCGTTATCAGTTCCAGAATATATAAAAAAATATTTTTTATTCTTTTTTGGAAATAAAATAAAACATTCCCCAATATCCCAAGTTTTATACATTTTTTGTATTTGTTTTTCTGTGGCTTTTTTTCTTTGTGACATAAAAACAGTTCCGTCTTGATTATCACAAATTAAAAATTCCATATTGTTTTTTGTTGCTCTATCTAATACTTCAAATAATAATCCTTTCATGTTTAAACTCCTTTTAAAAGTATTCCCAAAATTAAAGAATGTTTATGAAGGGCAAGGGGATTCACACCCCTATTGATTATTAAATTAATATGTTAATTAGACACAACATTTAATAACTGTCTTGGAACAATACCACCAGAAATTTCTGTTCCTGTTCCTCTATATACAGCAACCTTGCAAAGTTGATTGTCTGTACTGACAACGAACCCATATATATTGTTAGACGATACCCTACATAAACATTCTTTAATTACTTGACTACTTTTTAAGTATAGCACCTTGTCAAAGTTTGTCAAGCTTTTAATGATTGAAATATCAATCCCATAACACCTCAAAAAGAGATGTTATGAGTTAATACTTATTTCTTCTTCATGTCTCCATAAGGTAGCACATTGAAATACTGGTGTTGTAAACCGAATCTTTCTAAATCACTTCGGTCAAGAAAACGAAGCTTTAACACATCTAATGACAGCGTGATATGAAGTGAAGCATCATCAATACAATGGTCGCTGATTAAGTGTGAAAGATTATCCCATTCCCACCATTGCAGTTTTACTTTATTGTATTTCAAGATACCTTGTATTGATTCATGCTTTGCCATTGGACCGTTATAATCTTGAGAGCTACAAATCACAATTTTCAAAGAACCATCATCATTAATGTCTTGATATTCACTTGCAAAAAATAATTCTCTTATAGATTTTTTTAAGCACTCTTTTTCTTTCCATTCTCTCTTTCGTCTTTGTAGTTCATGTCGCTGTCTTAAGATACTCATTTTATTTCTCCTTTTTACATTAAGTTATTGTTATAAGCCCTGCATTTTACAGGGCTTTTCTGACCGACTATTCTTAATTATCCTCATCTTTTTCCATATCAAATAAATGGTTTTTAACATTATCTAATATGTAACAAGCCATATTTTCTTCCCTACTCGGAAATTTTGAAGAGCCAATTAATCCTTGGACATAACTTAACATACCTGCTAAAAAGATTAATTTTTTTGCTTTACTCATTGCTAAAAATCTTTCTTTCATTACATTTCTACTTGCTGAAATATTTAAAATATCTTCCATGTTATTTCTCCTTTTTTAAATTGTTTATAATCTGCATTAGTTATAAGTTCATGCTGTTTTTTTCTTCTTTAAGATAAATTTCATACTGTTCTTCTTTAATAAATGTAGCTAATTTGTCTTTAGCATCTATAAACTTTTCTTCACGAGCTAGAGTTAAATTCATCAAGTGAATGTATTTAGCTCTTTTATCCTCTGGAAGATGGTCATACAAATCATCCCCTTGTCTTAATATCTTTTTGATGTGCATTATTTTAACTCCTTTTAATTGGTGAATGTGGTAGGAATTGCACCTACTTATCCCAATGGGAAATGGTTTTACAGACCACCACAGCTCTCTCACTCTGTCGCACATTCAAATTAACTACTCTTTAACTATAGCAGTTTCTCAAAGTTTGTCAATCCTTTAATGATTGATTTTACTTATCATTATCCAACTATTATTTCTTTTTTGCTTCTGCGTTTAAACGATTTCTTTTATTCTCATCTGTTACCCACTGTCTAGTCGCTTGTTTTTCTTTTTCAGTAGGAAATCTATCTTTATAATCCCAAGTAAGTGTAGTTTTATTTCCCTCACTATTAATAAAAATTTCTGTTGTTAAAAACTTTTTAGTGTTCTTTTTCAAAAAAATTCTCCTTATTTTTATGATGTTTTTCGATTGCTTCTCTAACTTGTTCTTTAGTTACATTACAAATATCACAGCATAACTCTAAAATCCAAATATAATCTTTATCATGCCCATACAACCATTTTAAAGCATCTCTCTTTAAAGTTATTGAATTGTTAGGTCGATTTGGAAACTTTACATTTTTTAATATAGGTTTCTTTATCTTTTTAGTTACAACTGCAGTTTTTAATATAGGTTTTTTCGCCCTTACTTTGATTGCAAAATTTTCTAATAAAGGTTTCTTTATTCTAATTTTATATTTCTTTTCTTTTAACTCATTACAAACCTCATTATATTTTTTTAATTTTTTTTGATACTTTTTATATTGCATTTCTTTTAACTCATTACATTTTTTATTATATTTTTTTAATTTTTTTTCGTATTTTTCTTTTTCTAATTTTTCTACTTTTTTTAATTCTTTATTATAAGTATCATTATATTTTTTTAATAAATATGAGTATTCTTCTTCTTTTAATTCTTGTTCTATTTCTTTTGCTTTTAAATTTTTTTCGTATTTATCTTGCATTTTTAAATCATTTTTATTACTGACATATAAAGCATCTTCAATAGCTTGAGTTAAAATTGCTTTAAACAATCTTTGTATTCCGTGCATTTCTATTTCACTTATCATGTTATTTCCTTATTTTGTTGTTTAAACTGATTAAATTGGCTTCCATAATCAACCCCTGTGCGATTTTTAATGGCTAGGTAATACCCTAGCCACCCCATTTATTAAGTGTATGTAGTAATATTATCAACAGATTTAAAATATTTACACCCTTCAGATTGGCTTATATTTTCTTGAGCCTTCCAATAATTGAATGATTCATGACAACTAGACCAATATTTACTTTCGCCCTCTTTAATTTCTGATGAATGTTTTGTTAAATCCCCAAACACAAAACTATCAAGAGTTATTTTCATAAAAGATTCTATATTTTTTTCATATTTATCTAATGAATGGCTACCACCTAATTTTTTATACTCTTTAAAATATTTAAGTAGCATTTCTTTGTGTACATCATAAAATACTAATTGATTCATATTACTTTCATCTTTACTCTTTTCTTTAAGAAAATCATTTCCCTCATGTGACATTATTTACTCTCCTCTTTTAATTAAAATATTTTCTATCATGTTTTTAAATATAATGTCAGACATTCCTATTGCGACATTTCTTTCTCTCCAAGATAGTTCTTTTAATAATTTTTCTAGTTTTTCTGTATTCCAATATTTATATTTATTAATATTCATCTTCACTCTCCTTTATAAATGCTTGGTATAGTGGGACACTCTCTTCTTTTACTCCCCATATATCTTTAGCAGTTTTATTTGGAAACTCATCGCCATTGAAAAACCATTCTGCTCGGTCTTCAAAAAAGTGTCGCAATTGGTCAAGCGTTATGGGTTCGCCTTGCTTAAAGTATTCGTTCCAATTACAATCGTCATGCTTTATGTCAAGTGTTATGTATCTTTCAAATAGTTCTAATACATACTGGGTTGCTCGTATAAGTCCCTCTCTTTCTGTATCGGTTATTGTTTTTCTACTCATCTTCACTCTCCTTTTTTTCAAATAGTTTTTGTTGCTCCAAAACATAAAATGCAGATTCTGCATTTGGTGTAAATAAATATTTTTTTTCTTTAACAGTTATTTTTTCATTAACAAACATACATAAATCAAAATTATTATATGCCAGTATAGTTCCATCTTCTATATTAATAATATGAATTAAATCTTCTTCTATTTCTTTTTTAGCACTCATCTTAATAACCTCCATCATCATAATCATCTTCAGCAGAATATGGTAAGCCGTCAGGGTATTTCTTATCCCATTGTTCTTCGCAATCTGGACAGGCAATTACATCGCCATGCCAACCTGTGTTTCCACAAGTCAGCACTTGTTCTTTTTCGCTAGGTCTACCACTCCATACTTTATTACTACAACCACTTTGTGATTTGTTAATATCTCTCATTGGGTTCATGATGTTACCTCCTTAAATAACTATAAGTATTATGACCAGATGACCAGTTTAACTTCTTTTGTACATCTGAATGAGGATTATCTGTATATTTTTTTCCTTGTTTAGATGCTTGTTTCCCTTGTTTGTATTCAAGTGATTGTCTGTTTATGTGTTGACCTCTCAAAAACTTATCGTAATCATCATCTTCACTTTGCACTTCAAATTTACTCATCTTCACTCTCCTTTTAATTAAGTTAATATTCTTATGATACTTCTCTTAAAAAAGCACCATCTCTTTCGTAATATCTAGTAGGCTCTTCCCTTATACCATTTTGACTTGGCATAAAATCCTCACAGCAACACTTTCTTGCTTCTACCTTATTCATATAAGTTTTAGTTCTGTAATTATAATAACTTCTACCTTTTCTACTATCACAACCTCTATGAACAAGTAATAAGTTCTTAACTCCTTTAGTGCGTTTAAACTTACTTTTACTCATACCTATTTACTCCTTTTTTGTTATTACTTTTTAAGTCTATCAGCTTTTCAAAGTTTGTCAAGAAGTTTTTGTAAATTAATTTTCTATGGATTGTATATACATAATCTATACTGTGTATATACTAGATAAGATAATATAAGATAATATATATGTAGGTAAGCATTAATATTTTATCAATGAGGAATGTCTATGTTGGTAGTTAGGAAAACTCTTTGAGTACCAAAAATATGCTTGAATTTATTATTGTATTTTTTTAGCAATAACACTTGACTTTATTTTTTATTCTGTTATAGTTGTCATTCATTCAATAAGTAAAGGAAATGCAATGAAACCGTTTAAACTAGATGTTGAAAAAGTAATAACTATTACAGCTACATATCTGATTGTTGCAGAATCAGAAGATGAAGCTAGGGATATAATAGATATAAAGGATAGGAATGGCAAAATTGAACCTAACAATGTTGCTTTAGATGATAGTATCTATGATGAAAGATTAGGTAATGATAGTGGTTCTTTTGAAGTACAAGAAGAAACAACAGTAGAAGATATTACAGAACTAAAACTAGAAAAAGAAGTAGCATAATTATAGGGGGTGGCAACACCCCTTGTTTTTTTTAAGGAGAAATAAAATGTTTAATGAAAACCAAAAAGAAAGAATGTATAAAGCAACTGCAATAGGTGGTGGAGAAATAAAAAAAGAAGAGCATCATGGAGATGCTTTTCATAAATTATCACAATATGAATATGAAAAAGTAATGAGAAGAATTTTACAAGTGGAATTTGAATTAGTAAATGAATCGCCAGAAAAATTTACTAAAGAAGGGATAGAGTTTGTAAAAAAAGAAATGCAAAAAGCAATTAATAAAGAAGGAAAAAAAGGTCTTGAATTTGATTATAAGACAAAAGAATTAAGACCAATTTCCTTTTCTGTTTAGAAATTTAATTTTAATTAAGGAGCAATTATGAATCAAGAAATATCGTTAGACTATGTAAAAGAAAATTTTAAGAACCAATCAGAAGTAGCAAGACAATTAGATATAAGCAGACAAGCTGTTAGCTTGTGGTTTATTAAAGGTAAAATTCCACAATTAAGACAATATCAAATTATGGAATTAACAAACAAGTCTGTTTAAACATTAAAAGGAATTATCATGTATAAAATAAAAAATTGGGATAAGTTTCAGCATTACAAACCCAAAAATGCAAAGCACCAACAAAAAATGACATGGTATAAAATGTATGGTGCAGATATTTTAAACGACCATGTTTATATGAAATTATCAGTATTAGAAAAATTATTTTTAAGAGAAGCATGGGATTTGGCTTCTCAATTTGATGGTAATTTACCTGACCTTGAAACTTGTGCTTTTAGATTAAGACAATCAGAAAGTGATTTGAAAAAAATATATTCAAATTTAAGTTCTAAAGGTTTTTTAATGTCTAGTAATGGTATAGAGGAAGTATATACTCCTACTATAAAAATTAGTGCAAAGGCAGATGTTATAAAGAAAAAATCTGAATACTTTGAAAAATGGTGGGAGTGCTTACCTGATACTAGAAAAAACAATAAGAAAGGTTGTGAGGAAAAATGGTTTAGTAAAAAATTAGATAAAATTGGGAAAGATATTATTAGTTGGACAAATAGTATGAAGTCTACTAAAGAATGGAAAGAAGGATATAATCCTTCCCCACAGACTATTTTGAATCAAGAAAGGTGGAATGATACTAATAATAAATCTATTAAATTAAAAGGAGTATTATGATTAATCCTAATGTAGACCAAGTAATATCTCAACTTACTATTAATAGAGAAACTTTAATGAAAGATGGTTTTTATGAAAGCAAAACAGATTTCAAAGTTAAATCTACTGATACTTTGCTTGAAGATGTTAAGAGGTATTATAAGGAAGAAAAAAATAGTGGGTTTTCTTTAGGTTTTAGAAAGACTGATGAAGATTCAAATTTTCTTATAAGGAAGGGGGAAGTTACAATTTTAACAGGAAGTAGTGGAAGTGGTAAAACTACATTTTTATCTCAAACTTTGTTAAATGTAATGGAACATACAAATGTTTTAGTAGCTAGTATGGAAATGAAGCCTGTTCTACAAATAGCAAAAATGATTCAGCAGACAGGGAATCAAAACCCTACTGAACAAGCTATTGAAGAATTTTGCAAAAAATACACCAATAAATTATGGTTATTTAATGCAGAAGGAATAACAACAGAATCTGATTTATTTGCTAGTTTGCATTATGGCAAACATATCTTAAATGCAGAAGTGTTTGTTATTGATAGCTTAATGAAAGTAGATAGTATTGCAGAAGATGATTATGCTTCGCAAAAAAAGTTTATAAATAAAATTAGTTGTCTTGCTAGAGATTTGAATATACATATATTTTTAGTTGCTCATACAAAAAAATTGGCAGATGATACAATCGTGCCTGATGCAACTCATATTCTAGGCTCTAGTCATATTAGAAATTTAACTGATAATATTATTTGCTTACATAGAAGAAAAGATATAGAGCAACAAATACAACTAGGGGAATTAGAGGAAGGGGATAACCCTTGTACTTGTTATCTAATGGTGCAAAAGCAAAGGAATCATTCTTTTGAAGGTACTTTTGGATTTTGGTTTAATAAAGATTCACAAAGATTTAAGGAAAGACCATGACAATAAATGAATTTTTAAAAGAAATGAAAAAACATTTTGGTACTTTTGAATACAAAGCTACTAGCAAAGAAGGGCAAGTTTTTAAATCTAGTGGTTATGATAAAAAAAATAAATGAATATATTATTAGGGTTGTCTTTGTTAGTAATGATTACAACAGCTTTGTTATCATGGGTTTTTGTTTTAATATTAATAATTAAATTTATTCGTGATAAATACTTGACAATGAAATAATATTCAATTAGTATTATAAATGTAACATTAATTAACCTTTAAGAAGAAGGAGAAACAAATGAGTAAATCAAGTGAAATGGCAAGAAAGATTCAAGAGCAAGATAATGTGCAAGAAGTAATTACAAGTGCAGAAATGGAAGCTGATTATAACGAAATTGAACAAAAGAAAAAATTAGAGTACGCACAAGAAGTAATTAATCAAATATTTGGAGTATATAAATGAGTAAATATGCAGATTTAAGAAAGTTAGATGTTAGTAAACATACTGAAAAAAAAGGAAAATTTACATATTTAAGTTGGGCGTGGGCAGTTGATACCTTACTACAACATTGTGAATCAGCTACATGGACTTATGCAGAACCAATTACATTACCTGATGGTAGTATGATGGTGTTTTGCACAGTTCAAGCATTTAATAAAGAAATGACTGCACAACTTCCTGTGTTAGATTTTAAGAATCAAGCCATTAAAAACCCTAATGCTATGCAATTAAATACTGCAATGCAAAGATGTTTAGCTAAAGCTATATCGTTACATGGCATTGGGTTGTATATATATCAAGGCGAAGATTTACCTGAAGCAGATGTGTTAGAGAAAATTACTAACATTTAT